TATCGAAGAACTAGAGGTAAACTAACAATCATCGGTGTTGGTGGTATATTCAGTGCAAAAGATGCTTATGAGAAAATTACATCTGGTGCAAGTTTACTACATATGATTACAACAATGATTTTTGATGGCCCTCAGAATATCAATGAGATTAATAGAGGATTAGTAAAACTACTTAAGAAAGATGGTTTCGATTCTATTGAACAGGCAGTAGGTTGTCGTAACCCACTACCTAAACAATGAAATCACTAATTTATAAGAACAGATTTATCCTTGGTTTTATTTTTATACCATGGGAAATACCCTTGATATTACTTCTTTCTATGATATTTGGGTAGACAAATACCAGTTTAGTGGTATAATTATAGTATGACATTAGAACAAATCCAAGAAATGTGGAAGGTTGATTCTGTTATTGACCAGATTGATTTGGATAAAGCATCCTTACAAACACCTTCTTTACATGCAAAATACCTAGAAATCCTTAATGAAAAGAGACTATCTCTTAAATCTTATGAGGTTAAATATAATCAACTACTTAAAAAGAAGTGGTTATGGTACACTGATAAGTTATCTAAAGAAGAGATAGATGAATTAGGGTGGTCATATGACCCATTCGAAGGTCATAGAGTGATAAAACAAGATTACTCATATTACTTCAATGCAGATACAGACCTATCTGATATGAAACTAAAAGTTGAATATCTTACAGAGTGTGTTGACTGTTTAAAAGAGATACTAAATATTATTACATGGAGACATCAATCAATAAAAAATGCAATTGATTGGTTAAAGTTTACTAATCCAGCTGGTTAATATATTATGCCCTCATTCCTTCCAGAACCTTGTATTATACAACCTCGTGCAATATCACCAGATATATGTAATGAGATTATAGAAATAGGTTTACAACATACTCATTTAGAGTTTGGTCAGATTGGTGGTGGAGAAGAAGGACATGAAGAACATAAGACTCGTAAGTCTGGTGTGGGTTGGATAGATAGGGATGCAACCCTATCAGATGGTAGAACTTTATTTGACCATATAACTCCAGTAGTTAGAGAAGTAAATGCAGAGTCTTTTAAGTTTGATTTAAATTATCATGAGACATATCAATTTACAATATATAAAGCACCAGACGAACATTATCATTGGCATTGTGATGGTCACTTTGTACCATATACAGAGTCAGAATGTGAAGGTGACCCAAACATAGAAGAAAGAGTTGGTGGATATAGAAAACTTTCATACAGTGTAAATCTTACACATCCAAATGATTATGAAGGTGGACATTTTGAATGGTGTGATGCATATGGAGTAAATCCACTATATGACCCAGAGAGGTCAGTTATGAGAGCTCCACAAAGTGCAAGAGAACAAGGAAGTATAATTATATTTCCATCTTTTGTATATCATAGAGTAACACCAGTAACACATGGTAGGAGACATTCCTTAGTAGGATGGATAGCAGGGCCGACATTCAGATAACCAAAATCGACAATACTCACATAAAGGTAGATGCAGATGAGTCTATCAAAAGAGAGTTGTCAGATTATTTCACTTTCCCAGTGCCTGGCGCAAAGTTTATGCCTTCTGTAAGAAACAAATATTGGGATGGTAATATTAGACTATATGCACAAACTACAGGAAAGTTGTATCTTGGTTTATATTATGCACTAGAACAATTTGCAAAAGACAGAGACTACAACATAGAAGGTTATCAATGGGAAACAGATATAGAATATCCAGACTTTACCGATGGTTTAAATATGGGATTTCCTCTAAGAGATTACCAAGTAGATGCAATAACAAGAGGTATTAAGTATAGAAGACAATTGTTAGTATCACCAACTGCAAGTGGTAAATCTGCAATCATATATTGTATTGCAAGACATTTCATATCCATGCATAAAAAGAAAGTATTAGTTATTGTACCTACAACATCATTAGTAGAACAAATGTCAAAGGATTTTGCAGACTATGGGTATGACAAACCTATTGATAAGATGTATGGTGGTGCAAAGGTAGGAGATACCGATATAGTAGTAACTACTTGGCAGACCCTATCAAAAATGCCGAAATCGTTTTACGATGGTTTTGGTGCAGTGTTTGGGGATGAAGCACATCTATTCAAAGCAAAAGTACTTACTGGTATCATGGAGAAGATGAAAGGTATTGGTCATAGATGGGGATTGACTGGTACATTAGATGATACACAAACACATAAGTTAGTATTAGAGGGATTGTTTGGGCCTACTCATTATGTAACCACTTCTAGTGATTTGATGGATGATGGTATTCTTGCAGAGTTAGATATACAATGTCTAGTATTAAAGTATCCACCAGAGGTATCTAAAGAAGTTGTATCTATGGATTATCCTAGAGAAATGGAGTTCCTTGCTGGTAATGAAAAAAGAACACAGTTTATAAAGAACCTAACTCTTGGACAAAAGGGTAATACATTGATATTGTTTCAGTATGTAGATAAACATGGTAGAAAGATATACGAAACATTCCAGAAAGCTGGTATCAAATCATTCTTCATATATGGTGGAACAGATACAATCAATAGAGAAAAGGTCAGAGAATTGATGGAACGAGAAGAAGGATGTGTAATCATTGCATCATATGGAACTTTTTCAACAGGTATAAATATTAAGAACCTACACAACATTGTGTTTGCAAGTCCTAGTAAATCTAAGATTCGTGTATTACAATCAATTGGTAGGGTGTTAAGAACAAGTAAAGATAAAGTAAATGCAACTCTTTTTGATATTGCAGATGACCTAAGTTACAAGAAAAAAGAGAACTATACTCTTAGACACTTTAAAGAACGAATAAATACATATAGTAAAGAAAAATTTAAATATACGATACATGAGGTAAAGTTTTGAAATGGTATGATATATTATGGAAACAGAAACCCAATGACACTTGGAAGAATCCAGACCCAGCTGAGATAACAATTGATAATGCATACAAAACTCGTTGGATATGGTATCATACAATTTTAGGGATTTTAATTTTCACATCTAATATTCTATTGGTAGCAATACTAATAGTTCTTGCAATAAAACTATGAATCAATATAGATATATAAAACTAAGGAATGGTGAAGACATCATTGCAATCACTTCTGTAAAAGAAGAAACTGGAACTGTAGAAATGACACTTCCATGTAATGTAGGTCTTACACCATCAATGACAGGTAAAGGGTCAGTAATCAAACTGTCTCCTTTAGTTCCTTTTACTAGAGATAATAAAATTATTATTGCAGCTTCTGAGGTCGTATACACAACTTCCCTCGATGACAAATTCATACAATTCTATGATAAAGCATGTAAGGATTGGATACAACTTCGTGATGAAGTAGGATTAGATATAATGTCTCCTAAACAGGAACTAGATAAAGGTTCAGATGCACTTGCACGATTAACTGAAATGATGAAAGATAGAATGATACCAGAGGAAGAACTGTTACTTGAAGATGAGTTGGAACTACTGGAACAGGAAGGATTGGAGAAAAAGAAGATACTCCATTAATATGTATTCTCTTGTTTCCCACGATACATATCTAGGGTAACATGGGATTTTGATTCTGTCAAGTCTTTTATTTACTTGACAAATAACAATATGATGAGATAATAGATATATGACTAAAAGGACTAAAGCAAAACCAGAACATTATGTAAATAATAAAGAGTTCACCGCTGCAATTGCAGAACATAACAATGCAGTCAAAAAAGCAATTGCAGAAGGTAAAGAACCACCAAGAGTAACAGAGTACATTGGTGAATGTATTTACAAAATTGCAACAAGACTATCAACCAAACCAAACTTCATTAATTACTCATACAGAGACGAAATGATTTGTGATGGTATAGAAAACTGTTTGCAATATATAAACAACTTTAACCCAGAGAAATCACAAAATGCATTTGCCTATATAACCCAAATTATATACTATGCATTTCTTAGAAGGATACAGAAAGAAAAGAAACAAGCTGCAATTAAACATAAGGCAATCATGAATAGTGGTATCCTTACAGATGCAGTAAGTAGTATGGATGGTGACAATACACAATATGATAATTCATATGTCGAATTCCTACAAAACAATCTTGAAGAACCTAACTACAAACCTAGGGGTAAAAAGAAAACTACCGATGATAGTAGACCAGTAGGTGTAGAAAAATATTTTAATTCAAATAAAAAGTGAAGAAAGTATATGACCCAGTTTGGAAAAAGTGGAACACAGTAGTAGAAGAAGAAACTCCAAAACCAGATTATAAAGAACA